AACATAAAAATAAATAAAACAATTAATAAGACATCTCTGTTATTAAGCAGAATGTCGCCTCTTATGAGGTCTATTTTAATTATATATTTACCTAATGAGAGTAGCTGGATTAGCTCCTCTGTAGATTACTTCTGTAAAGAAGTAACCCATCTTGTTAATACTAGAGGTATCTCATGGACTATTTCATATGTTAAAACATGTAGAAATATGATTATGAGAGACATCTCTGGTTCACCAATTCTTGATCCTGTTGATGGTGTTAAATCCACAAACGGAATCCCTAATTGGTTAAGACCTATTTATTTTCCCGATAATATCGAAAGAATAAAAGTATTAACGACTTTACTTACATCTTTAAGATCTCTTACTTTAAAGAGTGAATTAAAGACTGATACTATTACTGAACCTTATAAAGGTGTAAGTAATTTTATATCAGACTCTGAATTTTATCAAATCTGTAGAGATTTGAAACTTAAAAGAGGTATGTGGAAGCCATGGGAAAGTTTCCATCTTAGCACTAAGAAAGGTCCTGGAGGCCAAGCTATCTTGACTTCTATAAGTGAAGTTACCAATTTATCCTCTCAACTAATAGCAGATATTAAGCTATTAGGAGGTGAATTGCTGGCAGAACAAATATATAGTCTAACTGATAGGTTGGATATACTTCAGTACCGAACCTTAGCGTCATATTGGACATCTTTCTACAAGAGATCAACAACGAGTCTTAGAAGACTGTCATATTTCTCCGATAAGGAGGGTAAGACTAGAGTCATAGGAATTGTTGATTATTGGACACAATCTGCATTGATCCCTCTTCATAAAACTTTAAACAGTTTATTGAAAAGAATCGATCAGGATATGACCTTTAACCAAAATGCCTTCTCTGAATTACCTCTGTTAAAAGGGGGTAATAAATTCCATTCCATTGATTTAACTGCTGCTACTGATAGATTCCCTATTGACTTTCAAGTGAAAGTTATTGGATATCTTATTGGTAGTGAGCGAGCAATCGCTTGGAAGAGATTGATGGTAGACTATGAATTTGAGTGTAAAACTCCGAAAGGAGTACAACACTTTTCATATGCTACTGGTCAACCTATGGGAGCTTATTCCTCGTGGCCAGCAATGGCATTATCACATCATTTCCTTGTTAGATTATCTGCAATAAGAGCCGGTATTACCGGTCCTTACTGTGATTATTTCTTATTAGGTGATGATTTAGTGATATATAACGATTTGGTTGCAGAACAGTATAAAATACTATTAAAACAGTATGATATGCCTTTCTCAGAAGCTAAAACTCAC